AAGGGGAACTATTCATCTGGATCTGATGACAAGCAGAAGATGATTGTTAAGCAGTCTTGTTTGAAAGCAGCAGTTGATTTGCTGAAGGATAAAGGAGCGAAGAGTACAGATGTTCTGAAGGTGGCTGATTCTTTTGTTGCTTGGGTAATGGAAGAGGGCAAGAAGCAGGAGACAGATTATAATACTCATTTCTCTTCAAGGGAAGAAAAGATAGCAACGGCACAGGCAGTTGTTAATGGTCAGGTAGATGATGATCTACCATTTTAATTGGTTTGGTAATTGGGTAGAGAGAGGGATTGACCACCCTCTCTTTTTTTTATCCATATATTAGATATTCAAACTAATTGTTAATTTAGAGGAATGATCCATAAACACATTATAAAATCAGCTAGGACTCTAGGATATCTAGAGAAGGCTAGAGCAGGATTGATTGCTGAGGCATCAAGATTTGGGGTAACAGAGATAGATGATTATCTCAGATTCAAGAAGGGTAATTTCATAGTAGTAACAGGACATGCAAATGTAGGAAAGACTCACACTATGACTTATCTCCAAGTATTGCATACTCTAGAGAATGGAACAAGGTGGTTGATATATTCCTCAGAGAATGAGGTGCAATCTCTCCAGAGGAAGATCATTGAATTCCTAGCAGGGAAGCCGATCAATCAGATAGATGAGCAGACATTCTGGAGGCATCACGCATTTGTTGAAGGACATTGGGCATTTATAGATTCGGAGTTGATTGTGAATGCTTTTGAGTTGTTGAATATAGCGAGGGAGATTCATGATGCTTGGAAGTTTGATGGGATGATGATAGATCCATATAACTCCCTTACCATTAAGAAGGAAGATGTAGGAAAAGGAATCTCAACGCATGAGTATCATTATGAGGTAACCTCTCATATTAGGAAGTTCTGCAAGGAGTATGGAGTAACTACGATCCTGAATACGCATCCTGCAACTGAGGCAATGAGAAAGGTATTCAAGGGATCTCATGAGTATGCAGGACATACGATGCCTCCAATGGCTTCAGATGTTGAAGGTGGTGGTAAGTTCGTGAACAGGGCTGATGAATTCTTTGTGATTCATAGATTCACGCAGCATCCTCAGGATTGGATCTATACAGATCTGCATGTGAGGAAGATCAAGGAGTTGGAATCTGGAGGTAGACCTACTCCTCTGGACAATCCGATCAGGATGGAATCCACAATAGGAAATTGCGGCTTTGCAGTAAATGGATTAGATTTGGTAAGTAAAGAAAGAATAATAGATGGATCTCCATTTTGAAGGTAACAAACTATATTTCATGGAGAAGGAGGCTGAGTTGATCAAAGTCCTGAACTATGTGAGTAAAGAATTAGGGAATCAGGAATCAATGACCACAGAGCAGATGTGGGAAGTGTTTAATATCCTGATGGATACATCTGGGGTATATAGACATATCACAGATTACTTCACAACTCTTGATCGTGCTATTCTAGATGCAAGGATTAAGAATGGGAAATTGAAGCAGGAGTTGTATGATTATAAGAAGGAGAATGAGAGATTACAGAAGATAGTAGATGAACACATAGATGGGTTTTAAGAGGAAGATGATTAATGGTCAAAGATTCCGAATAGCAGGAATGGAGTTCATATGTATAGAGACTCATGCGTATTTACAGACCAGAGTAGATGGAGAAGAGAGTGATATAGATGTAGGATCTAGTTATTATATAGTGAGGAATACCTCAACAGGATCATTACACAGAATACCATTTCAAAAAATAATAGATAAAGAGAAAGAGATAGAATGGAAGAGTTAGGAGAAGTATTGAGTGCATATTATGAGAGCATTGGAATCATTCCAGAGAATAGCAGGAAACTTGATCAGGTATATGCAAGATCTGCAATGATGGTTGCTCTGAGAAAATATATGACTCTGCATCAGGTGGGCAGGGTTTTTGGTAAGAATCATGCAACGATTCATCATGCAGTAAAGAATCATGATACTAATCATTCTTGGAGTGAGATGTATAGATTCTATTATCAGACTGCTAAGGATATCCTAGTGGATAAGCCTTCTCTGGAGATCCAGAAGGATAATACATTGATGGCTCAATTCACTAGACAGAGGATGAGAATAATGGAATTGGAAGGTGAGAATAATAACTTGAAAATGAAGGTGTTAAAATTGGAAGAAAAAATTACTATATTAGATCCTGATGGAATTGGAGTTTAGCCCACTTGTTGGATTCATGGTTGGTGCAAATTATGCATACTTCCCTCCAGAGAATGGAGAACCACCTTTGCACTTTCTACAGATAGGCATAGGGATTGGGATTATAGGTATAACATGGATCGCATAGAAAAGTTTTATAGAAAGAACTTTAAACGATTAACAGGATTCATCAAGGAGTATACGGATGGATCTTATGAGATCGCCTCTGATATTGTTCAGATGGTATTCTTACGACTTTTAGAAATGGAGAGTGAAGGGAGAACCAACTTTTATGAGGAGGACTCCCTTAACTTTTTTTATGTATATCGTGCATCAATCAATACGGCTCTGAAGTATCAGAGGGCTAAGAAGAAGATTAATAAGGTTTCTCTGGAGGATGTAGATCTGGAGATGGATGATTATCCAGAGGATAAGGAAGCAATGGAGAGATTGATTGGAAAGATGAATGATGAGTTGCAGGATCTTCATTGGTATGATGAGAAGATGATCAGGATATATATGGAGGGAGACTCTATGAGTAAGATCCATAGAGAGACAGATATAGGATTAACATCAATCAAGAATACAATTAAAAATGGAAAAGCAAGAATCTACGACAGACTCAGGGAGGATTGGGAAGACTTCCAAAATGGAGACTACGACCAAATCTAAGAAGAGAGGAAGACCTAAGGGAAGCAAGAATAAGCCTAAGGGATTGGGTGATACTATTGAACAGATAACTGAGGCAACAGGAATCAAGAAGGTAGTAAAGGCAATCGCAGGAGAGGATTGTGGTTGTGATCAGAGAAAGGAGAAATTGAATAAGTTGTTTCCTTATTCTAGGCAGCCTGAATGTCTGGATCAGAATGAGATTGATTATCTATCAGGAGGCGTTCTAAAGAAGAAAACTCTCAATCATGATGAGAGGGTAAGAATAGCTGAGATTCATTCTAGAGTATTTAACCACAAGTTTGATGTGCCCTGCACCTGTTCTCCTAAGATCTGGATGCAATGGATCAGAGAATTAACAGAACTCCTAGATGCAACTAAAGAAGTATCTTAAGGAGGGTAGGAATCTATCTGATGCCCGAACCGCTATTTGCGTTGAGGTCGGTAAATCTGGAGAGGCTCTCTTCAGGGAATTGACAGGAGCGCACAAGTCATCACTAGCAGATGATAAGAAACACATTGACTTCTATTGGGATGATAGGAAGGTAGATGTGAAAGGATTAAAGAAGATGCATCATTCAGGGTTTATCCTTCTGGAGTTTATCAATGTCTGGGGAGGGCATGGATGGTGTAGTAGAAAGAGCAAGGCTGAGTATATTGCTTTTCAATTTCCTGAGGCGTTCTATGTATTCAGGAAGAATCATCTCAGGACAAGAGCCTTAGATCTTTGTGAGGTCTTTGATAGATCCAAAGTGATTAGAAAGAATTGGATACCCTATGATGAGGGGAAGTATAAATGGATAGGTAGATACAATGCTCAGGATGTGTTTACTTATCTGAAGTTTGAAGATGTGAAGGATTTAATTTTTGAAGTATTGCCTTATGCCTATACCAGAGAAGAAAACAAATGAAAGTAGATCAGAATTCCTGATGAGATGTATGCAGGATCATGTAATGATAGAGGAATATCCAAAACAGGATCAGAGATATGCAGTCTGTATTGCTCAATGGGAATCTTAGTATTATTTGGAGTTGGATTAGGGGTTGCTCTTAATCAGATCAGATCCCTCCAGAAGAGGATTCAGGATCTAGAGGATTTCATTGGAGAAACTTTTTTTGATAAAGAGGAATAGTTATTAAAAATTTCTTTTTATATTTGATTAAATCTTAAAAGAAAGAGAGATGACAAAGAGAGATTTGAAATACTACTCAATCCTGTTAGCAGGAACATTCTTATTTACGGCAGCAGTTCTATCAGTTGCTAAACTAGGAGCAATCCTATTAAACACTACTTTATAATGTTGATGCTAGATGGATCTGATTACGATCAGAATTGGCTTATTGAAAGTGCAAGAGATGACCACTTCTATTATGGTGCGTTAAATAAGATAGCGTTATCCTCATCATCAATGAAGATGATTCTGGATAGCCCTAAGACTTTTAGTAATGTGATGAAGTATGGTTCTAATGAATCATCTCCTGCTCTTCTAATGGGGAGGGTTATTCATGTGATGATATTAGAGCCTGAGAACTTTGATAAGATCTTTGAGGTTGTGGATGTTGCTTCTAAGAATACGAAGAAGTTCAAGGAGGCTCAGTTGGATAATCCTAAGACCTGCATTACTAGAAAGGATTTGGAAGCAGGGGAGAGGATGGCTGATGCATTCAATAGGAATGAGATAGCGTTGAGTTATCTATCAGGATCTGAATGTGAAGTGCCTATGGTGGATATCATTGGAGGATTTCCATTTAGAGGGAAAGCAGATATCAAGAGAGGTGGAGAGATTATTGATCTCAAGACCACTACAGACATCAAGGCATTCAGATATAGTGCTGACAAATATGGATATGACCTTCAATGTTATATCTACTGCAATCTCTTCCAGACATCCTACAAGGATTTCACTTTTGTAGTTCTGGATAAAGCATCAACGGATATAGGGATTTATGATGTATCAGAAGAGTTCTATCTAAGAGGAGAGGCTAAGTTTCAGAGAGCGATAAAGACTTACAGAGATTTCTTTGTGAATCATCAGGATCTGGATTCATATATTATCAGAGATACGCTATGAGAAAGATAAATCAATTAGACCTGTTCTCAGGTATCGGTGGCTTCCACTTAGGCTTTGAGAAGGCTGGGTATAAAGTCAAGAGCTACTTCTCGGAAGTAGACAAACACGCAATAGCAGTATACAAACACAAATTTAAAGATTCAGAATATGTCGGATCAGTTACAGATGTTCGAGGAGCAGACCTCCCAAGCATCGACCTTATCACCTTTGGAAGTCCTTGTCAAGATTTCAGCCTTGCTGGAAAGCGTAAAGGAATGGGAGGTGAACGATCAAGCCTTATCCTTGAAGCCATTCGTCTCATTGGGGAATGCAGACCAAGAGTATTTATCTGGGAGAATGTTAAAGGAACTTTCAGCTCCAACTCTGGCGAAGATTTTGCGGCAATCCTCCAAGCGTTTGCCGACATTGGGGGCTATAGACTTGAATGGCAACTGCTTAATACATCGTGGTTTCTCCCCCAAAATAGAGAGCGGATATACCTTGTCGGATATTCTACAAAAACCAAACGAAATTGGCGAGGAGTTTTTCCTATCGGAGAAGGCAATGGAAAAAGTAATGAGTTGGAAAGACAACAAGGTATCGCCAATTGCCTCTCCACTAAATACCAAAATCTCGGAAACGGAGCGTACATTGGTGAACGCAAACTCAAGAAAGACATAAAAGTAGGCACTTGGAGAACGCATAAAGATGGTCAAGGCTTTAGAGAAGTTAAAGGAGGTGATTGTCCAACAATCCCCGCCAGAGCAAGAGAGGATGGTAGTGGTCAACCTGTTATAAAGCTAAAGTCTGCAGTAGTGACTCCCAAGATCATAGGCTATTCAAGAGATGCTAAAGGAAAGGGCAAAGCCCAAACACTAGAGACCTCTTGTAGCCAAGCGGTAATACAATTAAACCCATCTTTAGAAAGTGGTGGTAAACAACCTTACCAACAAAACAGAGTATATAGCAATAAAGGTATTGTACCAGCACTATGTCAAGGCAAGAGTGATTTGAATATAAAAGAAGACTATCGCATCCGTAGGCTAACTCCAATAGAGTGTGAGAGGCTACAAGGTTTTCCAGATAACCACACCGAGTACGGCAACTATGATGGGCAAGTTAAGAAGATGAGCAACACTCAACGCTATAAGCAATGTGGTAACGCAGTTACTACTGATGTGGTACAGGCGATAGCTGAAAAGATAAAGCCGTTGTTCAAATGAAGAAGCATACTAAGATCTATATGAAGTATTTCAATTATGTTCTAGATGATTTCATTCCCTGTGAGGTTTGTGGAAGTAGAGCAGTTGATATTCATCATATAGAGAATAGAGGATCAGGAGGCAGTCTATCAAAGGATAGGATAGAGAATCTTATGGCGGTATGCAGACCTTGTCATCTGGAGCATGGAGATGTTCCTGATAAGGTGGAATGGTTAAAGAGAATACATGAGCAAAGGATGAATGGAGGCGCATAGATTGTGGGCGGTTTTATGCAATCTGTGTAGCAAGAGGGGTTCAACTCCCCTCCATCCTACAAATAAAAAAGAGAAAGAATGAGAAGATTTAGGGTATTTGTTAAGGATAGATTTGAGGCTATCTATGACACGATTGAAAAGGCTAGAGAATGCAGGAGAGCATTAGAGAGCCTGAAGTATGAGAATATTATAATCAGGGTAGAGGATGTGGATCTGCCTTAACACCAAAGAGAGATGACCTACATAGAGTTTACAGATAAATCCATTGAGGGCGTACTTGCAGTAGATGAGAACAGCCCAAGCGAGAACGGAGTGATAGATTGGCTAATAGACAATAATATCAGCTTCAAGGTAATTAGTGAAGAGGAGTATGAATACTATCCTTATGACGAATCTAATTTTGAAATCAAATGAAAACAAACTACCAACACCAGAGAACGACTGAAGGTCGTGAAGTCATTGTAGGTATCGCAAGATACGCTACCAAAGGAATGATGCGTACTAAACAAAAGTCTAACCACTATGCCAAGATACTTGATGCGTGTAAAAGAGACTTACAACTATACGGCTTTGAAAATGATTAGGAAGCGTAAACATATCAGGGAGATAGAGAAGTACCTTGAGATGCTAATGATAGACCAAGTGAACCTTACTATCCAAGCAAGTAGATTCGGGTGGAACGAAGAGATACAAAATCAACTCACCAACTCCGCACTACTCATCCGTAAGTACCAAAGGAGACTACGACTAATTAGAATGTAATATGGAAAGCAAAAGTGCAAATGTCCTAATCAACAGGAACAACCTCAACAACATCTTTGAACTGCTCGTGCAGATTCACCTACGAGGACAACTATCAAGAGATGAACAAGCATTCATCAAGAACTTCATAGAACTTCCAGAAGCTCCTACACGAGAGAACAGAAAGGCTCGTAGAGCAAACACTCAAGCCATTAAGAAACTCTTTAGAGAAGAGGCAAAGAAACGAAAGGAAGAAAAGTAGGTTAACCTGTAAAGAACAGGAAAATACAGGATGGCAGATAGTAAGTTCACAAAAGGAAAGAGTGGTAACCCTAATGGCAGACCTAAAGGTTCTGCTAATAAAACCACCAACAAGATTAGAGATGCTTTCACAAAGCTCGTAGAGGAAAACTTGGAGAATATGACCAAGTGGCTCACAGAGGTAGCAGATGAAAGCCCAGAGAAGGCTCTTGATATACTCAACAAGATGGCGGAGTACACTACGCCTAAACTTGCAAGGGTAGAGAA